CACCTCTAAAACAATGCAGTAGTACACAGAATCCTGGTATCCTACACAAATTGAGCATCAATACAGTAAAAATTTTACCTAGTGGTATTACCACTAGGTTTAAAAACCTGTACTAAGTTACAACTTTGTAGTAATACCAACGACATAATATGCCGCGACCATGGGCTCTCATGGTCCTTAAAATCGATTTTGAAAAATCGTAAACATTTCACCGACGGGTCTGCTAACGCACCTCGTGAAATACCGCCCCATAAGCGGTTTTATTATGGCGGGAGTAAAAAGTCCTCATAGAATACGGGGGGACTAAGATAAAACATTAAAGTAAAATCTTCTCCTGCTGCTACATACTGAAATAATTGATTGGGGTATGTAGATGACACACATGATCCTAGCAGACGATATGAAGATTGATACTGATCAACTTCTGTCCATCGTGTTTTCTGTCTACCAGGAGCAAAACGGTATTTGGAGTAAAAAGGAATTTCGTATGATTGCACGGGATTAACCTTAGTATTCCATCGTGTAACTCCAGTGATACCGTTAGATTCAATATTCGCGCTCAACAAATCGTATTTAAGATTTGCTTTCGTTGATGTATCGGGAAAAAGAGTCGCGTCATTAGGAATTGAATCTCCAAGAGAATCCTCGATAGTGGTGATTCTACTTACGGACCAAGTAGAATCACCTACCTGTGATGGAGTTGTTTCACTAGTAACTACATTGTATGTCGCATCTGTAGTATATCTTATAGCTCCTCTCCAAGCACCAAATGCGGGCTGTAAATAGTTCAAGAGTGTCATTTTGGCAAAAACATATCCGCCTGAAAATGTGTCACTAATGAGATTGTTATCAGCATTTGTGAAAGTAGTATATCCTGGAGAATGGGGAAACATTGTGCGGGTAAAAGCTGCGATAACTCCATCTTCGACAGGAGGAATTGCATCTGTAACCATCACTTCATGTAAATTGTAACGTTTTAATAAAGTTCTAAACGAAACAATAGTTTCACCCATGTGGATTTTATTTATCAAGGAATCTGTAGGGCATCTTGGACCCATGTGATTAAGAGTTGGAGGCCCAGCAATAGGAACATCATCAATATCTTCAGATTGAGGTTGTATGCTTGATCTATCTCGAGGAGTAAAGCCTGGAGGTCTAAATGCTAATTGCGCCAAATAATAATCTGTTGGTGCAGCGACCTCATAATCATCACAGGCTGAAAGGAAAACATTAATCTGTACATCGTTATCTTCGACGTCACTAGGAACAGTCAATTCATTCACAATATATACAGATAATGTTCCATTTCCATATTGACTAGAGATAGAATTGTAGGCAAGAGGGGTGTCTCCATAAGGAGGTCCATCATTATAAGAAATACCAACGTGGCGTCTCCAAGGAGTGCTTTGTCCCCAACCAACTTCAATCGCAAAATCATTGTTCTCTGCAACATCAACTATTTGAGTATAAGCTGTGTTATATTCGGCTATACCATTTTGCGGCGTACTCACAGGATCGTACACGAACTTTAAACGACCCTTGTGATAACCACTACAAACAATTTGAAAACGGTATTTCAACGAACCTTTCCAATATTCGAATGGCATTGTAGCATAACACATAGCGGGCATATGAAGCTCAGGATTATTTCCTCCACCGTTCTGTCGATGGACACATGGATCAATCACGATATTAAATAATAATTGTTCAACAGCAGTTCCGACTTTCCAATCGAAAGAAGTTAAAAAAGATTCGCGTGAAACCATCTCGTGGATAACTAATTCATCCTTGGCATCAATTCCCACAATTGCAGGGTCAATAGATAACTCATTTTTTGTATCCACAACCAATCTTACTAAATTTTCTTTACCATCAGTGTCTGCCATTGATTGTCGAGTCATAGGTTGAAACGGACAAGTATCTGGGGCAGCTGGTTTGGAAAATCCAAATAATGCAGCCATCTGAGCAATAGATCTAGCTCCAATTTCTGAGGCTAATGCAAAATTACTAATTCCTGGTACTTTAGATAAAGTCCCAGCAATTTTGGCAATATTGGATGCAGGTTTTGAAATGATACCTTTCCATTCTTCTTTTGCTTGAGGAACGACAGATCCAGGATTGGTTTGGGTTAACACCGACAAATCAACATTTTCCGCCCAAGCGAACACAGATACAGTCACTGCTTGTGTTGCACCATTGGCGTGTTTAAGTGGCTGAAGTGCGGCAATCGTAATCTCACCCATTTCATTCCAACCTTGGGCAGGAATGTCAAGCATATTCAAAGGTGTGAAAAAAGGTAAAAACAATTCACCACCTTGAGATTCTGTAGGGTTCATATAAACATGAGGTCTCTGAGAAGCCTCAACAAAATCAGCTCGAATTCCTGGTCGAAAAAGAGTTGTTGTATCAAGTAAATGCAGAGGTCTATAAGACGCTAGTAAACGTCCAAAATAAAACGAATTGCCATTTAGCATAAACTTGACACGCAAATTAGCTTTCATCAATCTGAAATTAGTAATACGATTGATAACTCTTTTATTTCCAAAATACAACTCCCATGGATTGAAAGTTAAGTGCAGAGGTGTTCCAGTACCAACTTTCCATTCTAATTCCGTTATTTTAATAGGTCGAGAAAAGAAATCTTCCAAAGAGGCATCCTTCATCAAAGTGGAATCTCTAAGGGGATCTGAATTTGTCCAACCTCGATCATCAACAAAACCAGGATGAGCGTCAGCGAACTGCACGTTTTGAGCACGAGAAGATTCTGCAGGCACACCCTCCTCGGGTCCTGTTGCAGAAAGTTCTGATGCTTGTGGCACAATATCTCTCCTCTTTCGAAGGAAAGGCACAAATATTGCGACAATAGTTAAACCAATCATGCATTGGTGCGCACTTTCCAGTGCTAAAAATTTTCGGCAAATTTCTAAAACCTCCGAATTTTGAGATTCGGAATTTCTCCTTCCCACCAAAGGGGCCTCACTAATTGATACAGGAAAATATACATAAATGTTTAATAAATTAGTACATATAATAAACAACATTTACAGTGGATTTGAATAAATAGCAAAAGCCGGTCTATGTACAACAGGTAACCAAATGCTACTTCAACATCATCTCGAAATCCTTACAAGATGACTATAGGGAATCGCCATATTTTTCATGCCATTTGGCAACTCTATCCTCAAAGGGCACAAAGGCTTTAGTAGGACAGAGACCAGCAGCATTAGCGATTCTTGTCAATTGCTCACGGCGCATTTCATAATGTTCTTTGCCGTAAGCAAACCACTCGTGCAAAGCGGTTTCCATGCAGGAAACAGCGACTTCATCTTTGCTAGTGGATTTAGAGCGCAAATTGGCGTGAAGAGATTTGAAAATACTCTCTTCCGCCAATCGTCCGATAGGCACAGGTACACCTTCAACTTTAGAACTAATGCGTTTCAAGAAATCAGCATCTTCGTCTTCCATAAAAGAGCATGCATTGTCGGACTTGTCCGGTAAAGTAATTTTCATACCATGCCGTGCTAAGAAATCACGATAGGCATAGTAGTCAAACTTTCGATAATCTTTCCGAACCGAACCCTTGAAGTCATCCCCGTATGTTAACGCGGCCACACAAGCTCTAAAGCTAGGAGCGTCTGGATATACATCAAAGAAACCTAATCGCACATAAATGGAACCTCCTGTACTGTTTATATTGACAGTAATATTATTTCCAGAGGTATTCATATTAAGTGCCATGATCAACGTACCGTTCCAATCCAACATAGGATGAACAATATCCGCTATCATAGCTTCCATTATGCGTAAAGATTCCTCATCGTATCCTCCTCTTCTAGCCAAATCAATGTAGCTCTTAAGTACTGCTATAGTGATTTGTGAACTCATGCGCACGTCATATTTGGAATAATCCCAGGCGATGACCTTGTTATCTTCTGCATATTTCGTAGCATGATCCATAAGCTCCTTCCATTCTGGAGAAAAAGAATTAGCTCCAACCGCGCACTCCGATTCCAATGGGTGCAGCGATAAAAACCTTGCTATAGGCAAAAAATAACGTCTAATGGCTAACGAAAGCGCAACAGGTGCTGCTTGAAAAACTCGAACTTTTTCTCTTCCTTTCGGTGTAGGTTCATCTTTTAACGTAGCACTACACACAGGATAAGCTCTATCTCCAGCAGCCCAACAAGAAACCAGTCGGTCATATTCCTCTTTAACAAAAGGAGCAGGAACTCGATCAACTAGTTTTTCGCCATCATAAACTTCTTCAAAATGCTTTCTCTTTTGACCAAACACAGGAAAACCCATACTGGTACTCATGATTAAAGCATCAAGAAAACGTTTACCATCTACACCCATAATTGATTCTTTAAAAGTGAGAGGGCGAAACTTTTCACGTTGTGCATGTTTGTCCATCAGAGGCAGTAAATCGCTAAGCCAATCTTGCCGAGCTCTTTCCACAGTTGAAGGAAGAAAATGATCAGAAGGATTTACAACATGTTCTAATGTTGCATTAAAAGCCTTCCAATTGGGATCAAGTACAGGTGGACCAAATGTATTAGGCACACCCATTATTTCCTCAACATGCTTCGAAAGAATGGAAGGTTCAACACAAGACTTCTGTTTAGCTCTTAATCTTGTGGATCCAAATATCTCTACAGCAGCTTCAGGGCCTAGGGACTTTACATAAAGCGCCTTGGGATTTACGTCAGGACTCGAAAGTATCTCTCGTCCAAGTTGCGTTTTCGGCAACTCTGTGGATTGTGCTAGAACTACAACACCATCCTGACGACCGAGGGATGTAACGGCTTCTAAATATCGCGGTAAAGTTAAGGACTGCATAATACCATATCCAGAACCGTTTCCTCCAATATGAAATCCAAGGATAACGGGTTCATTCTTTTTCGCGACAATCATGCCCATACACGAACCATCTTTTGCATATGGTGAAGTGTAATCACCTCCATACATATTGCGATATTTGTGTCCAACATTTTTCATAGTAGCACACAAAGCTTCCGTATAAAGTTGTCCATCTTTCTCTCGCACATGGAAGGAAGCAACATTACTTCCTATCGGGTTCGTGACGGGTAAAAACCGCCAAGCGCTTTTGACATTGTCCAAATTTGGAACGAACACCATTCGCAAATCCATATCTTCAAATAAATACGAATAAGTCGAACGTTCAGCAACAAATTTAAACTTGCCTCCAGCGCCTTTTGCCGTTTTAAGTACTTCTACCTTGACCCAAGGACTAGGTGTCCCTGTCATATCACCGCCATGGTAAAAGATGTGCTCCGGCATAAGCACAAAACCGTTTTGCAAACTGACTATATTGCAACCGGTTTTGGATCCATCTGATCTTTCGAAAGTAGCCCACCATAAATTTTTGGGCAAAGTTTCTGTAGCTTGAACAGGCGATATGTTCTTCACCGCTTTAGTACTTTCATACTTGAAGCCGGTAGAACCTAGCCAATTATCAAACCATCCTTTCGATTTATCGATGGATTCAGGGCTTTCCAACCCCTGCGTTTGGATTCGACGATCATTCCACAAATGCAGCAATTTGACGCCGATAACCAACGTTGCGGACATCAATGCATACTTGGGCACACACCCATCACGTATTTCCTTAACGTAATTGGGAAGTGCATCCCTGCGTTGAATATACTCCATCCGAATCTGAGCTTTTCGAGAAGTGTATCCTGCATATAGC